CACAACTACAGTAACCGTAACTGACACTGCGCATGGCGGCGTGACTGGGGATTTTGTAACTTTTAGCGGGGCTACAGGTGCGTACGCAACTACGTACAACGCACAGTTTCAAATTGTTGTTACTGGCGTAGACACATACACCATATCTACTGCGCCGACAGTTATCCCCGCTGGCTCTACAGGCGGTGCTTCTGTTGTTGCCGCTTACCAAATCAACGTTGGCGCTCCTTACGCTGTGCCTGTTACGGGCTGGGGCGGCGGTGTCTGGGGCAGTGGGCCATGGGGTGTTGGCGCTGGTACGCTTTTCCCTATCCGTTTGTGGAGCCAAATTAACTACGGCGAAGACTTGGTGTTTGGCCCTCGTGGTGGCGGTATTTACTACTGGGATGCAACCAGCACAGTTGCTAGCCGTGGCGTAGCGCTTAACACTCTTGGTGGCACAGCTACATTTACAAACAGCGTTTCAACGGGTTTACCCACTGTGGTGACTTCTACTGTTGAGTATTTAGATGGCACAGCACTTCAGTTTGCTGCCACAACTTCTTTACCCGCAGGCATTTCTGCGGCCACGACTTACTTTGTGTTTAACAAAGGTATTAGCAGCACAAACCCCTTAACGTTTAACTTGCTTGATGGCGCAGGAGCGTTAGTCAGTACCACTTCTACGGGTTCTGGGGTGTATATATCTTTGTTGGTAGACGTGCCGACAGTCCAAAACGTTCTAACAGTGTCCGACGCGTTTCGTTTTATTATTGCGTTTGGGTGTAATGACTACGACAGTGCCATTCTTGATCCGCTGTTAATTCGCTGGTCTAATCAAGACGATCCATACAACTGGTCACTAGATGACACTAGCCAAGCAGGTTTTGCAAGGCTTTCACACGGCTCAGAAATTGTTACGGTTGTTCAAGCGCGTCAAGAGATTGTGGTGTTTACGGACTCTAGCGTATATTCTTTGCAATACCTTGGCCCTCCGCAGGCATGGGTTCCTCAGTTACTTGGTGACAACATTTCTATCCAAGGACAGAACGCTGCCATCATTGCTTCCGGTATTGTCTACTGGATGGGTGTAGATAAGTTCTACGCCTATGATGGCCGTGTGCAAACGCTTAACTGCGACCTGCGCCGCTATGTATTCCAAGACTTCAACACAAGTCAAGCCGCGCAAGTTTTTGCGGGTACCAACGAAGGTTTCAACGAGGTCTGGTGGTTCTATTGTTCCGCCAACAGCATTGAAGTTGACCGTTATGTGATTTACAACTACCTCGAACATACGTGGTATTACGGCACAATGAGCCGCACGGCTTGGCTTGATTCAGGGCTGCGCGACTACCCGATGGCTACAACGTACAACAGCACTGCTGGTACTGGGCTGACGCTGTATCACGAGAACGGCTTAAATGACAGCGCAACAGCTACGACTTTGCCGATTAACGCTTATATTTCTTCGTCTGAGTTTGATATTGGCGATGGCCATAACTTTGGTTTTGTCTGGCGCGTTCTTCCTGACTTGACCTTTGAAGACTCTACAAACTCCCCCGCAGGTGCGGTGCCAACTGTCACCATGACGCTCTACGGCTTGGCCAACTCAGGCTCTGGTGTGACAAGTTCAGCCGCCCAACCTGTAGCCAAGAGCAGTTCGTATGTGATTACCGAAGAGTTTACGGGCATGATCTTCACGCGTATGCGTGGTCGCCAGATGATCTTTAAGATTGAGTCCAATCAGATCAACACGGCTTGGCAGTTGGGCGCTCCTCGTATTGACATTAGGCCGGACGGCAGACGATGAGCTTTATTGTTACGTCGCAGTTTGATATTGATCGGGTTACTGCACCTAGCTTACCGCTCGCCCCCCGCGAGTGGGATCAGCGTTATCAAGATCAGTTTTCCAACGTTTTGCGTCTGTACTTTAACCGCCTTGATAGTTTTTTATCTAGACTAGAAACGTCTGGAGCAATAGACCCCGGATTGATTAACAATCCAAATGGTTTGTTCTTTAACACCGCAGACCAAACGCTTGCCGCTGTAGATACAGGCTACCCCATCACGTTTAACCAGACTTACCTTAATAACTTTGTGGCCCTCCAAACCGCTAGTACGTCTAAGATTGAGGTGGCTGTTGGTGGTGTCTATAACTTTCAGTTTTCTGGGCAATTAAAAAGCACCAACGCATCGGGTAAAGATGTGCAAATTTGGATTGCCCGCAACGGCACATCTATTGGTTATTCCACTCATAAATACACAATTGAAGGCGCAGATAACCATTTTAATGTGGCGTGGAATTTTGACATTGATTTAGCGGCTAACGAGTACGTTGAGATGTATTGGGGCGCAAACGATACTGCTGTAACGTTAGAAGCTATCCCCGCATCTGCCCCATATCCTGCTGTTGCCTCGTCAGTGATAACTGTAAACTTTGTTGCGCGGTTACCTGACCCACGGCCAACACCCCCACCTTAATGTTGTGCACACATGACACTCATGATATTATCAATCAACCCCCATTTTGAGAGGCAAAAATGAGCCTGCACAAGTTTGCCCAAGACGTCGCCAGCAAAGGCCGAGGCGATGACTCTTTACTGATCCACATGACGCCGGACGAAGTCCAGCGCTTACAAGCTTTTGCCCAAGCAAACGGGCGTTCGTTGACCATTAACCCTGATACGGGTTTACCCGAAGCGGGCATGCTGTCGGACTTATTCAAGGCTGTTGCCCCTATCGCCCTTGGCGCTTTCTTAGGCCCCGGCGCGTTTGGTATTGCTGGCATGGGTTTGAGCGCGGGTACGGCAGGTTTGGTCACGGGCGGTCTGACTACCTTGGCTACTGGCAGTTTGTCTCGCGGTCTCATGGCCGGGCTGGGTGCGTATGGTGGTGCAGGTTTGGCGCAGGGTTTTGCCGATGCTGGCGTGGGTGCTGGTATGTCTGAAGCATTGGCGGGTTCTTCTTCAGGCAATTTAGGTCAGGCTTTTGGCGATGTTGCTTCGATTGCTGGCGATGGTTCTTCTGGCCAAGCCTTCAATGAGTTTTTAAAGAGCAGCGCTAACCCCGCCACAATGTCTGCTTCAGAGCTTGCAAGCTCCGGCCTTAAAGCCGCAGCAACCGACCCTATGGCGTTTGCCAAACAGAACTTTGGCAACATTGCTGCAGCCGCAGCCCCCATCATGGCAGGCGCTATGGTTCCTACAACAACCAAGATGCCCGAGGACACCAACCCTGCGTACATCCGTCAGAAGTTGTACGACCCCTACACCCAGACTTTTAAATCTTTGGCCCCCGTCAAAGCCAGCGAGTGGGGTAGCCGTAACTTCTCCGACGCATACACAAACCCGCAAACAGGCCAGATGGCTACGCTAGATGTGCGCAAACCCGAGCCAATGGCGGCGGGTGGTATTGTTGCTTTGGCTATTGGCGGCGACACCAAAACAGCGCTTGAAGCCGCGTACGCGGCAAATGACGTAGACGCAATTAACAAGATTGTTAGCGAAAACAAGATTACCGCTGAAGATGTTGGTAGTACGTGGAAGGGTTTTGACACTTCTGGTATTGCAGGTTTAAATTTGTACTCTGCTCCTGCCGCTCCAGCAGCTCCCACATATAACCAATATACAGACGAGCAGATTGGTCAGTACCTGACTACAAACCCAAACGTTGATATTCAGGAAGCAATTAAAACGACTAATGCCGATCCTGCTGCGGTTAACAGATATCTTGCAGGGATAGACAATTCTTTCCGTGGTTCTACTGACACAACGGGCGGCTCTGGCACGCTGGGCATTTACAACCAAATGAAAGCGCAGGGTATTGACCCTACCGAATTGTACGGTGCTGCTACGGCGTTTGATCCTAATTATGCAGGCTGGTCAAAAGAAGATATTGCTCGTGGTTACAACTTGGACAAAGGCGCATACGCGCTGTCTGACCAATTGGGCGGTAAAGTCTCTGACAAAGACTGGGCCAAGTTTATGGATGACAATAAGTATTCTATAAACGACATGGCGCAAGC